AGCGCTGGAAGTCGGCGGCCGGGCCGACGCGGTGGCGCGGATTGACCTTTGAGGATTTCGGCAGGCGCTTGATGGTCAGCGAGGCGGCGAGCGCGCCGGTGCTTTCCTCGAACTGCTGCGCGCGCACATTGCGCCGGGCAGCGGCCAGCGTCGGCTGCAACGCGAATCGCGACGTGGCATTGAGCGGCACGGCCACCTGCTTCGCCAGCGCGCGCAACGCGGCCGACGTCTCACGGGAGCCGCGCACCTTTGCGGTGACCTGCATCTCTGCTCACAATTTTTGGAAGTGCGCCATTAAGCCCCCAGACGCGCGCACGTGTCAATGCCGGTGTTTCCTACCTCCACACCCCGCAACGCGCTGTACGGGCTTCCTTTGCCACGCCAGAGGCATTCTATGACCACATTCTCGCCAACGCGGTCAAATGGACCTTGAGCATATCCGATGCGGTGTCGCGCTCGCGCCGCGTCCGGTACAGGTCGCGGATGTGATAGCCGTCGCCGCAGACTTTTCCCACCAGCGCATAGCCGTGCTCGCCGAGCAGGATCTTGGCATGCCGCAGATCCGTCGCCGCATTAAGGCTGCGCTCGGCGAACGCTGCCGGATGCCGGCCGCTGTCGATGCGCTCGATGAACGAGGTGGCAGCGGCCCGCATGCCATGCACGGCCTCCCATGATTTGCAGAAACGCTGAGCCGCCGTCACCTGCTCGTCATCCAGCGCACCGTGTGCGGCAAGCGTCGTCACCGACCATTCGCGCAACCGGATCACACCCATGCCGAGCCGTTCCATACCTTGGCCGGCTTCGTCACCCATGCCGAGCCGGTCCACACCTTGGCCGGCTTGTCGACCCAGGCGCTGCCGTTCCAGACGGCGACCGTACCGGGACCGGCAGCAGGCGGCGCTGCGACCAGCGGCGGCATGACGAAACGGTTGTGCGCCCGGCGAGCGTGCGCGATCCGCAGCGCTGCGGGATGCCCCTGGGCATAGCCCTCCCTGCCATGCTTGTCCTTGCCGGGCTTGTCCTTGCCGCCGCCGCCTTGCGGCGGTGGCACGAACGGCACCGAGATGTAGAGCGCGAGCGTGTAGAGCTTATCGAGACGCAGCGTGTCGAAGGTCGTCGCCGTGTAGCGGTAGGCGGCGCTGGTGTAGAACTTATCGAGGTCGAGATCGTTGGCCACGACGTCACCTCAACCCGTAAGACCGCCGCGCTTCATAGGCCGCCTCGGCGCGCTGCAGCTTTTTCTCCAGCGGATCGCAGCGCATGGCGCCGACGCAGGCCGGGCAAATCATGCCCATGCACAACCGGCACAGGCCGCCGATATCTTCAGGGCGCTCTCTCGGCATGACGAGCCGCACCGCGCCGCAATGGCAGCAGGTGAAACTATCGCGCTCCTCGATGCCATCCGGCCCGCTGATCCGCGCATAGCCGCCTGGCCGCCGCATTCATTCCTCGATCTCGGCCCGCGCCAGCACGGTCGACGTATAGGCCGGCGACTTCGCCCGGATGGCCAGGCCATTGTTGGCGGTCGCCGGGAACACCAATTCGGAACCGGGAGCCGCCGCCCATTCGAACGTGGCGCGCTGGTTGAGCGCGAAGGTCAGCAACTGCGATGTGGCGGTGATGGTCGGCTCGGCCGAGTAGTTGGCGCGGCCCAAGCCGGTGAAGACCGGGTCTCCCGGGTCCATGGCGAGCGGCGTGACGTTGGTCTTGGTGCCGTCGTCGGCGGTCTGCCGGTGGACGCTGAGCACCAGGACGTTGTCGGCCGGCGTGGAATCGGCGCCGACGATGATGTTGCAGACGTAGCCGCGGCGCGGTGTGGCACCGGCCAGCACCGACAGCACGGGTTCTGCTGGGTGCCGCCGAGATCATTGGCGGTGCTGTATGATGCCATGTCAGTTCACCTTCATGTCGTGTCGATCCAGATGTCGTTGACGGCCGGCGACGAGGGCGCCGATGAGCCGACGTAGACATTGATCAATGCCGCCGTGCCGAACGCCGGCTTGCCGGTGATGTCGTCCCACGCCGACGAGCCGGGCGGCCCTGGCGGCCCGACACCGCCGGCCGATATCGTGGTCTGGATATGCGAGCCGTGCGAGGTGCCTTCGAAATACACGGTTACCGTGACCGTGCCGCCGCCGCCGGTGATTCGTTGCGCATACAGCTTGTTGACGATGCGGTCGGTGGCCGCCATGGTGCCAGCCGCTGGTGCCGTCGCCAGCCATTCCTGCATGGCCACGGTCTGGTCAGTAAACTCCGGCGAATACTCATCGCGCACCAGCGTCTCGACGCCGGCCGCGGTGCGCACGTAGACCCTCAGATGCAGCCGTGCGGTGCCGGAATTGACCCTGGCGTAAACGCGCCGGTAGGCGGTGCCGGCCGGATAGTCCACAGCACCCGGCACGCCGGCATCGGTGGCGAACTCCTCGACCGGAAAGTCCACATTGACGCCGGTGCAGGCCACCGCGATCGTCGACTCGGCGTTCGGCGACGGCGATTCCAGCATCCGCTTATAGCCGGCAATGTCGGAATTCGTCGTCGCGTCGTAATAGAAAATCCGACCGGCCGATATGCCCGGCTCGCCCTGGATGCCTTGCGGCCCGACTGCGCCGGTTGCGCCGGGCGTTCCGGGAAAGCCTTGCGCACCATCGGCGCCGGGCGGTCCGGCCGGACCAGTTTCCCCCTGCGGACCGGGCGGACCGGCCGGTCCGGTGCCGCTGCCGTCGCCGCTGGTCGAGCCGCCGCCACCACCGGCGGGAACCTCGACCCAATCGCCATCCTGCCGGGCATAGGGCTTGTGATCTTTCGGCGCCTCCTCGATCTCACCCGGATCGCCCTTGTCGCCCTTCGGTCCCCTTGGACCAGGGTCGCCCTGCGGCCCTTGCGGACCGGGAATTCCGGCATCGCCTTTTTCGCCGATCCTGCCATGCAGTCCCATCTCGCCCTTTTCGCCATTCAGGCCTGGTTGACCCGGCGGGCCTGGCTCGCCGCGTGGGCCGACGATCTTGGCGATCGTCAGCCAGCCGGCATCCTTGCGCGCATAGGCATGGCCATCCCTTGGCGCATCGGTCAGCACCGCCTTGCCCTGGACCGTCAAGCGGCCGTGCTCGTCCAGCTCGATGTCCGTCAGTTTTTCCATGTTCCTATGCCAGCGCCGGATCCCGCCAGCGGTGCAGCAGCGACGTAACCTCTCTTGGCAGGTATCCCATTGCCACCTCGTTGTCGGCGGCGCCGGCCTGGCGGACCTCGTAGAGCGCGCCCAGCATCATCGCGACCGCCGCGGCAATGTCATGCGGCACCGTGGCATCGGTCCAGTCGACGATCGAGGGGTCGTCCGGATCCGGCGTGCCGATGGTCTTCTTGATGTAGCTCAGGCAAATCGCGCTAGCCTGCTCGACCTGGCGCGTGATGAGGCCGTCGTCGTCATCGACAGTGACGCGAAGGTGCTGCTTGGCTGCATCAAGGGTGAGGAATGCTACCATGTCGAGCCATCCGCCCTGACTTGCGCCAGGTCGCGCCCAGGGCGTCCCGGTAGTCCCGGATCGCCTTTTTCGCCATCCTTGCCGTTCCTGCCGTCGCGGCCGCGCCGTATCGCCTTCGCCCAGGCCGCCACGCCATCGTCCGGCTTTTCCTCCGTCGCGGCATTACAGACCCAGAGCGAGCCGCCAAAAGTGACGGTGTCCCCCCGCTCATAGGGCTGCTCGCGGAACGCCCCGCGAAAGATCATGACCGGCAGCCGGAACGGGAATTCTTTTGCCCGCTCGCCCTGCGCAAAGCGGAAGACGAATGTCCGCTCGCCGTCATAGTCGACCGTCATGTCATCGAAGCCAAGGCCGTCTCGGCCGTTGACCTGGCCGAGATCGAGCAGGTCGCCATTCGATAGCGTGACCAGCAACTGCCCGTCGCGGCCGATCATGGCGCCGGCGACCCCGACACCATCGCGGCCACGCTCGCCGGGATCGCCCTTTTCCGGGCGCCGTCCCTCGAGTTCGGCGATGCGCTGCAGCAGCGGCCGCATGGCCCGCGCGACATAATCGGTCACCGTCTCGAAAACGGAGTCGGCCATTTCCTGGATATCATCAGCCATTGGCGAACTTCCTGTTCAGAGCCAGGGCGAACCGCTTCGGCGCATCCTCGTTCTGGTTGGCCGGCGGCACGACTGCCGGCGCCGGTGCCGGCTTGCTGAATGGATCGTCGCGATCGCGCTTGTCGAGCGCCGCCAGGCTGAAATTCTGCTGCTGCAGGTATGGCGAGGCGCCGCCCCTGACCGAGGCCAGGTTTATCCGCCGCCTGGCTTCGTTGGGCGCCATGATGCCGGCCCCGACGGCCTCGGCCAGCGCCTTGACGTGGCTGGCCGTGTCCATCCGGATCAGGTCATCGATGTGGAACTCGGTGGCATAGGGCGCCGGCAGCTCCAGCCCTTCGTCCAGCCCCAGTTCGATCGACTCGATGTAGACCTGCAGGGTGTTGGAATAATACTGCTGCTCCAGTGCCTCGACGTTGCCGGCGGTGAGCTGGGTGTTCATGATCTTGTGCAGCGGCACGCCGAACACCGCGCAGATCGCCTCGGCTGCGAACTTCTGCTGTTCCATGACCTGCGCGTCAACCGCCTTGAAGGCCATCGGCTCGTATTTCAGGCCGTCGCCCAGCACCGCGGTCTTGCCGGCATTGTCGCCGGTATAGTTCAGGTCGAAATAGTCCTTCAGCCGCTTGGCCGTATCGTCGGCGATGGCGCCCGGCGCGGTCAGCACGCCGCCCGGCCGGGATCCGTTGGCGAACAGGCTTGTCTCGTTCTTCTGGATCGCCAAACCCTGCAGCGCCGGCCCGCCGGCCGCATACATTTTCGAAAGCCCGACCAGCGGATGATAGAACGTGTCCTGGCGGTCGTGGATGATCTCGCGCTGCGGCACCGTCACCTGTTCGTCGCCGAAGCCGGCCAGATCCCAGTTGCCGCGCAGCTCGTAGAAGATCGCGCCGTCCGGCGCCGTCAGCACCGTCACCCGCGTCGGATCCAACACATGCAGCCGCACCACGACGCCACGCTGGTCGCGTTGCTTGAAAACGTAAGTATTGCCGTGGATCAGTTTCGACTGCACCCAGGACGCAAAAAACTGCATGCGATTCTGGTAGGCGTTCGGCTTGCGAATGACCGGCGAGAATGCCGGCGAATCGGTTTCCGTCCGGATGCCGTCGTCGTCCCGACTGACCAGTTTCAACCGCATCTTGGCCACGTCGGACGAAATCTGGCTGATGCATTTGTTGACCGGCCAGAACGACAGCCAGTCCTCGACGCGGATTTCATCGTTGCGCTGCCATGCGCCGGTGTAGGATTCGCGTATAATTGGCCACCAGCCGCGGAAGCCGTCGACCGGCTGCGGCGGTGCTGCCGCCTTGGTGATCTGCAACCCGAAGATCCGCATCTCATTTTTTCTCGGCTTTGAGCTGCCGGGTCTTGTAGGTCTTCGGTTCCTCCTCCTTCGTTTCCTTTACCTCAACGGTCTTTTTCGATTTCTTCTCGCCGGCAGCCGCAGCATGTCCGGCCGCGATCAGCGCCTGCGCGAAGCGGTCGGGCAGGTCGGCCTCGTCGCCTGCCGCAAAGCGGTTCATCCCCAGCTTTATGTCGTTGGTGAAGGCGATTTTCATGGCTGTTGCCTTTCGCGAAAGAGACCGGCCGCTAAGGAGGAGGACCAACGGCCGGCCAGGCTAGGGAGGATCACGCGACGTAAGCGGCGTTCTCGATCCACTGCACGACGCCGGTGCGGCGGTTCAGCCAAGTCACGAAACGCTCGGCGCGGATGCCGACCAGGTTGTTCTGCCAGAGCGACACCAGCACCGTAGTCGCGGTGGCCGGATTGTCCGGCGCATCGTTCATCTGCAGCGAGGCCTCGCGCGAGATGTCCAGCATCACGCCGTCGTCGGCGAACAGGATCTCCGACGTCTCGATCAGGAAGATGCGATCGCCGCTCGCGCCGGGCACGATGTTGGTCGAGGTGATCACCGGGAATCCCATCAGCGTGCCTCCATCGGCGCCCAGGCCGGGGAATTCCGGAACGCCCATCACGTTGCGCGACAGTCCGAGCGTCGCTGCTCGGGCCGGCGTCATCACCCACGCCATGCCGGTCATCGGATGGTTTGCGGTTGAGAACAGGTTAACCAGCTTGGCAAGGTCGGTGTACGCCGCCGCCAGCGTGGTGCCGGACGGCGTCTGGCCGGTGACGCCGCTGGTGATGGCCGCCGGCGACGTTGCCGCGACCAGTGCCTTGGACGGATCGAGGAAGTTTGAATCGATGAACTGCGCAATCGCCGCGATCAGGTCATTGCGGATCAGCGCTTCAGCTGATGGGTTCGAGAACCGCGCCAACTCCTCGGTGATCACCACGATTGCCGCGACCTTGTGGAACGGCAGCGATATCGTATCGAAGGCGAGCTTCGACAGCGGCTTCGGCGCACCTTCGCCGACCCACCCGGCGGATGCGCCTGCCGTTTGCCTTGGCACCTTGATGTTGAACGGCACCCGACGCAATCCAGGCAATCTGCCGATGATAGTGGCGGCCCGCAACAGCTCGACGAACTCGGACTCCATGGCCCGGTACTCGACCAGCGGTTTCGCCCATGTCGTATCGGTGGTGGTTCCGGCCGCCACCGCTGCCTTGAGTACGGTTTCGACTTCCGGCGTGTCGGTCCATGCCTTTGCCTGGTTAACGGCCTGGTCCAGATTGCCCTTGCTGCGCGCCAGGGCCATGGCATAGCGGGTGAACGCCGTGCCCTTCGGCAGGTTGGTCCCGCGCACCTGAATAAGCGGCGTCAGCCGCGGCTTCGCCGATTCCGGCAGCTTGTCGCCGACCGGCTTGGCCGCGCCCTTGTTGAGCCGCTCCACATCATGCAGCCGCACCAGATGGCCGTCGATCTCGTTCAGCTCGGAGGCCAGGTTTTCATATTCCTCCTTCTGTGTTTCATCCAGGGTAGCCCCGTCGGCTTCCTGGACGATAGCGACGATACGCGCGGCCTTGGCGGCGCGTTCGTTCTCGAATGCCGTGATCTGCTCGGCGATTGAAACATTCGCGTTCATTGGTTTCTTCCTTTCGGGTTTGACTGTTACGGTCTTGCCCGAGGCGCCGGGCGGCACGTCGCCGTCGCGCTGCTGGCCAGTGAAGGCCGGCGCGCCGGTGTCGAATTGCTTGATGGTGTGGATTGATGCTTCGGCATTGGCCGGGATGGTCACCGCGCTCAGCTCCAACCATTCCCAGGACTTGAAGCGCAGACCGTCCGACTTCTCGATCCGCTCTTGCTCGAGGCTGCGGAAGCCGATCGACAGGCCGCGCACCAGCCCGGACTTGATCAGCGCCCAGGCCTCATCGATTTTGGCAGTGACGCCCTTGGCGATCTGCGCCGAAATCTCGATGCCGGCCTTGGTGACATTGGCCTCGGTGACGTGGCCGATCGGCTGGCGGCTGTCGTGCTGCCACAGCAGCGGCAGCGGCAGCGCGAACTTTGCGCCTTCCGGGTCAACGATGTCGTCCATGCGATCGGCGGTCGGCGTCGACGCAATGCCGCGAATTATCCTGGCGTCCTCCTCGACCGACTTAACGTCGAGTAGCGAATAGGCCCGATTCATTGCGGCCTCCCATGATCAGCATCTGGTATTGCGGCTTCGTCGCCGGCTCGGGATTGCGGCTCATCAGCGCCACCGCATCGAACGCCGCCATTAGCGGATCGATCTTGGCTTTGCCGGACGTCTGCTTGGTGATCAGCTCGGCATTGCCGCGCAGCTCGACCTTGGCATTGCCGACGCACCACGCCATCAACCCGGATCCGGAATGCCAAAGCGTGCCGTCCTTCAGTTTGCGCGCCATGCCGGTGACCGCGCCGTGCAGCCTGTAGCCCTGTCCGACGCCGACCAATTGCGCGTCCGTGATGCCGCGGCCGGCCAACTCGTCGACCAACTGTGCGATGCCGAGTGGATCCAGCCCAACCGCGCCTTTTTCCGGTAGCAGCCCGGCCTCGGCCAGCCGCTCGACGATGTCCGCCACTTCATGCAGATCCTGCCTGGAATCCGTGCATAGCGTCAGGTCGCCGTCAGCTTCGAAGTCGCGCAGTTGGTTGGCGATGATCTTGCGCTGGGCGAGCACTTCCGGTTGCGCCCAGGCATGTGACCACAGCAGCCAGTCGCGGGTGGTGCGGTCGCGACCGATCACCGCCAGGCCGAACAGGTCGTCGAGGCCGCCGCCGTCGATGCCCACCACCGCCACATCGCAGCGCTCGATGAGCTGGTCGAGCGTCAAACTGTCGTCGCCGGCATCCTCCCAGAAATCGGCGCC